AGATTGTACGTACAGATTGATCTCTTTGGCCTCTTTGTTGACTCGGGGGCCTTCAAAGTGTGGGTTGTGTGTCAGGCGGTAGGTGGGCAGCGTCTCCAGCTCGATGTTGTATTCAGCGAGGAAGTTGATGGCGTCGGTTGATTTTCGTGCCATGTGCAGTTCAAGGTCGTCTTTGGTTTCGTCGTAGAAGCCGTTGTATACGGCTCCGTCCTGCAGGCCTCTGAAAGCAATGGCGGTGCGGCCTCCGGCTTTCTCTTGGCCTGTCTGTATGGCCATGAATGCGTAGTAATCAGGGAGTAATTCTTCAGTCCGGTAGGTGGGCTCGCCTTTGAAATTGAAAATGAATTCGAAATTGTCTGTGGGGTGGTAGTACGCCCAGCTATCGCCGCCGTTGAAGTTGAAATAGGTGAAGCCTCTGTCCTGTTTGACGTCTGTGATCTTAGCATGGCTTGGATTGGGCAGGTATAATACGTTGGTGCCTTTCAGGTTGAAATAAGTCGACCGCTTCTTCTCCAGTCCAATGTCTTCTCTGAGTTTGTTGATGATGGTGATTTCGGTCTTCTTGATGGTTTCAGGATTGAGGGCGTCCAGCTCCAAAATCGCTGTAGGCACCACGTTGAACTGGCCTTGGTGGTAGGTGATGCGAGGTGTGGTGATGGTGTCGACGTAGGGTGGGTGTACGTCCGGGGGTGCTATGTAGAGGATTTTGTCGTTCTGGCAGGTGGTGATATCGAGCCCAAAACGTAGTGCTAAATTTGACGCAGTTAGGCGTAAATCAGCATTAAACGTCGTGAAGTTCTTCTGTTTCAGCCACAGTTTCACTTTGTGGGGGGATACGGGTTCGGACAGCATGACGAAGATGTGGGCGTTGAAGGCTGGGTCGACTTGGCCATGGAGGCTCAGAAATGCGCTGGATGACCACTGGGTGACGTAGGAATAATCGCTAAGGCCGAGGTCAGCCATGAAGGCATCAGCGTCTGCGACTCCGGTGAGGCCATCAGCGTCGAAGCACAGCCACGGTGTGTGTTTATCTCTGTCCGTGGTACCTGCACGGCTTTCGTTGACCAGAGGGCGTTCTAGGGTGCCTTTAAGGAGGCAGTTACCGATGGCTGCCTGTGCGTTGAGCATGAGTTCGAAGTTTTTGAGGGTGGATACAGCCACGGTGAGGGAGGTGAATTCGTATGCAGCGGGGTAGGAGTGTTTGCCTTGTTCATTGAACGTTTTACGGAGGGGTATGGCAGCTTTGAGGAAGGTTATTTCCATGTTGGATACCCTGTTGTTGTGTCTGTCAGTTGGGTCATGGAGCATACACCGCTGTGGTGGTTGTTGGGAAGTGTTTCGTTTTTTACACTTTTGTTTTGGTGGTGTAACAGTCGGCAGGCCGCGAAAACACTGGTGGTGTTACTCTTGTTACAGTTATTACTCATTTCTTATTCATATATAAAATACTTCTAAAGGGTAAAATGGGTGAAAATGAGTAAATAAACTTTTTTTCCTATAGTAATACGCAATTGAAAACTGTAACGCTGTTTTACTTGGTTTTATTTGGATAAATCCAAGAAAAATTTTAACTTCTTTTTTGTTTTCAATAGGTTAGGGCGTTACGAATTTACTTTCCAGAAAGTGAAACGCCAGTGTGTGTCTACTTTCTGGCCTGAGGTAGCAAAAAGAGACCCATCACTGGAGGCGAGTTCAGTGATGGGTCAATGGGCCTAGCGGGTATAGCGTTCGCCATTTTGGCCGACACCTCGCTTGCGGCTGATGACCAGCGCACGCGGACGATGACGGTTGGCGGGTTTGGACAGGTGTTCTCCGTACTGCTTCTTTCGGCTCATGAAGATATTCTCATTGCGCATATCACTGTCTCCGATTGATGGGTTGTGAGCCAGTTTACCGCGTCATGGCTCAGGACGGTTAGGATGCTGGTGCTACGGATTTGAACCGTTCTGCTAAATGCGACGATCGTACGCTTCTCGCAACCCAGCAATCTGTCAGTACTCAGTGACAAACTGGCGTCCAGTCAGTTCTTCGTACACGAATTCGATCAGGGTCTGATCGGCTTCCGCTTCTGTGCGGTCGTTTGGTTTGGTGCGCAGGCCTGTGCGACGGATGTCCAGTTTGGCCCAGCGGTGAGCCAGCTTGTCCACCATTTTCGTGTATAGGGCATCTACCGCCCAGTCTGGGAGATCACCGAATCCACGATCCTGATGGACTCGCAGGTCATCACAGAACTGGATTGCAGCTTGTCCAGTCTCACTCAGTTGTCGATGCTGTTTCACTGCGTCCTCCAGTTGCAGTTCACAGAATTCACGCTTGCTGATACCCGGACGCTGCCCTTGTGCGATACGGGCATCGTAGTCTTTTTCGAAGCTCGCAGCGGTGGGTGGATTGCTGGTCATGAACTCCAGCGTTGATTCCATACTGGAGGGTTCCAGCATGTCATCGTACATCGTCGTCCTGAGCAATTCGTTCAGAGCGATGAAAGCAGGCAACGTGGGAGCGTAGTCACCGTCTTTCTCATACTCGTCCATCTGCTTTGCGATGAGATGGTCATATTCGTCACGGCCATCGGAGGTCAGTTCGAATTCACGGGGCAGAATTCTCAATGCCATGCGGATACACTGCATGTTGAGGAAGAAGCGCCACGAATTCAGTACGCTGATCTTCGTGAATTTGTCCAGTTCCATTACGAGATCAATGGCAGTCTTGATATCGAAGTCAGTTTTTTCAAATCCGACATCGAGATTGCGCTTGGCTGCCATTTCTTCTTTCAGCCGTTCGAGTTTGGTGATGGGATTCCGTACAACAATGTCGGTGTCCATCGGGAGAGTGATGTTCGCTACAGTTTCATCACGGTGCTGTGCAGGGGTCATTACTGATGTGGTCATGATTTGTTGCCTCGTTGGATTTTGATGTTTAGGTTGATTTTGATGTTGTATTCTGATTCTTCCTCTTCGAAGAGTATCAGGATATCAACAGGGTTTGCGACAGAGACTGCTGCGCCCCAGCCGTGCAGTTCACACTGTGCACGGACAGCTTTTTCCAGTTTGGATTGTATGAATTCCTCAGTATCGACTTCCGGTCGTTCCATTTTTGCACGCCTCCGTCGCTTGCTTCATCATGTCCTGCAGGATAGTGTCGATGTCTTTGTTCGGTGTATGCAGTCCTTCAGCTGCGTTGATGATGATATCGAGTCCTACATGGATCGTAGCCAGTTGTATCTTGGCTTCGTGGATGTGTTCTACAACCAGCATCCCCAATGCGATCGATATTTGGCGATCAATTTCTTTTAACAGGTCAACATTCATTGTCTATCTCCTCAATGAGTGCCCAATGCCATAAAGTGTAATGGCATACATATAAACGTGTTGTGATGCGGAAGAAGTAATACCGCTTCGGTTTGATGTGCCAGCTACGTGTCCAGACGATTTGCTTCATATCATTTCTCCATCGTATTTGAAGCCACTGCAGTAGCTGCGACAATCATCATTACTGTATACAGGGATTAGTTTTTTATTTATCCGGTCGCAGTACATCTCGATAGTTATGTCTGTATCATAGAGTCCGTCGTCAAAATTATTTATTACACGGCAGGCCTCGTTTTTTGACATTTTCACGAGTTTGAGGAAGTCGTAATTGCGGAAGAATTTGACGCGTATTTTATTTTTCATGTGAATTGCTCCCACGAAATCGGTACAACGAAGCCTTCTGCACGCATTTTGGCTTCTTGTTCAGTCATCATTTCGAGTAAGTATTGTTTGGCTTGTTCCAGTGCGTGCAGTTGCGACAATACGATACCCAATTCAGTGTTGTAATCGAGCCACTGATTGTTGGCTGTTTTCATGCGATCTGAGATTGTTTTATATTGTCTCATTTCACTGCCCTCCTGAAGATGACAGGGAATAACAGACTACACAGTGCAGCTGCAATCATGGCACTGAAGCCTCCTGCCATGCTGCCGCCATGCAGACTGAATACGAGCCAGAAGATGAACATGTCCAAGCCCACGCTTACGAGCTTGCCATGACACAATTTGTACCAAGTCAGTGCCAAGCCTATGAACATGAGCACGCCATAGACCAACGGCATGAAATCAATATGCGATAAGAAGACATTCATATCATTCTCCAATATTTCAAAAAGGGCATGTACAACACACGCCCAACTCACAAACACTTACCTAACAAAACACCCACCACACCTGAAGTATTCGCATACTGTGTGTTGAGTTCCTGGTTCTTTGTACACCGGACAGCATGAAAAAACCCCGAAGTGGCAACCACTCCGGGGTCGAGTTCAAGCAAACAGCAGCTCGATCACTGCATCATCCAAATCCAGCGTCGCCTCGCTCATGCGGTGAACAGAGCCAAGAGATTGGTGATCTGCTCGGCAGTCTTCGGGGCTGCGGCACTGGATGCAGTCTCCAGACTCCGGTAGAAACTGACAGGGCCTGAAGCGTCCTTGCGGCGGCCCAGTTTCAGGACTTCCTTGCCCCACTTGATTTCAAGCTTTACGGGCTCGCCAGCCTCATCGACGTCAGAACCGACGATCTTCAATGCTTTGCCGTCCAGCGTGAGCTTGGCGCTGGGCTTATCAGCGAACGCGGAAACACGAGCCGGTTTCTCCATTGCAGGCCCGTCGAGTACGAAGTCAACGCGATTGGCGGCGAGGAATGCGGTGATTCCCAGTTGCTTGGTTTGGAACTGTGCGGTCTTAGTAGCCATAATCTATACTCCGAGAAAAAGAAAAATTCAGGAGAGCTATGCAGCCCCCCTGTCCAAAAACGACGACCTAACGTCCCCGCGCACGATCTACAAAGCATATATGGACAGGGTAAAGAAGACCCTGTGGTGTGTACCGTACCCGGCGGTACAACATACAGCAAAAAGAAACCCAGAGCCGCGAACGACTCTGGGTCTAGGACTAGCTACGGCGAGCGATCAACTCGGCGGTGTAGCTGGCGATGTCGCGCTCATCCGCGATGCGCACGATTTCGAGCAGCTGGGGATCGCTAGCCGCGACCCAGCCCTTAGCGATCTCGGTCTTGGCGACCGATGCCAGCCTGACAGAGGATGAGGCGCGTGCAAGAACGGGCATTGCGCGTGAAGAAACTACGGTGGTTTTAGTCATGATCTTTACTCCTAGGATGGGCCACACAACGCGTGTGGTTACAAACACCAGCCTAACGGCGGAGTACTGGGACCCCTATCCACGCACCCGAACCCGAACCCGAAGTCGGTGCCCCTCGTGGAGTTGAGGGGGGAGGGGACCCACACCCCCGCAATGAGCACTTTTTTGGACTTTTTTGCGCGCCAAACGCCACTACTGCGCATTTTTGTCACTTTCTGAGCAGCAAAAGTGAATCCGAAGTGACCCACCCCCCTTTTTCTGTGTAGAATCGGGAAAAATTTCTAGGAAATTTTCATGGGGCATGACGTCCGCACCATCGATAAGACTACCAAGCACCGCGCCATAGCCGCGACAGGCGATGCGGGCGTCGGTTTGACCGACCGACAGCGGATTTTCGTCGAATCCATCGCCCGTGGGATGAACCAGACCATGGCGGCGCGCACGGCGGGGTACGAATCCCCCAACATGCGCGGCCACCACCTGATGAAGGACCCCAAAATTCAGGACGCGGTCGCGCAATTCCACCGAAAACACGAAAAATCCATCCAGATGACCCGAAAAAAGGTGATGGAGGGCATGCTGGAGGCCATCGAGATGGCCAAGGTGCAGGCTGACCCCGGCACGATGGTCAATGGATGGCGCGAAATCGGGCGGATGTGCGGGTATTACGCCGCTGAGCGCAAAGTCATCGACATCAACATCAGTGCGAAGCGTGTAGTGGATAAGTTGGAGACCCTGACGGACGCCGAACTGCTCGAAATGATCTCGAAGGACGAGGAGGCGATCGAGGGGGAGTTCGCGGAAGTGCTGGAAGCGACCCAAGAGCAGGCCGAAGCGGATTACGCCGCCCAATACGATGATTGACCCTACGACCGAGTCCCTGCAGGAGATGAATCCCAAGCTCCGGCGGGAAATTGCCCGCCGGGTGCTCGCCCGGCGCTCCCTGATTGAGTTTACCAAGCGGTTTTTGCCGCAGTACAACCCCGGCTGGGTGCACAACGACATTGCCCGGCGTCTGGAGCACTTCAAGCAGGAGGTCGAGGACCAGTTGTCCCCCCGGCTGATGCTCCTCGTACCGCCGAGGCACGGAAAATCAGAACTGGGTAGCGTCAGATGGCCTGCGTGGTGCCTCGGGCACCACCCGGAGTGGGAATTTATCAATTGCGGGTACAACCTCGACCTGCCGATGAAGTTTTCCCGGAAGGTGCGGGAGATGATCCGCGACCCGGCGTTCACAGCGGTGTTCGAGGGGTGCGAGATTGATAAGGAATCGCAGTCCGCCGAGGCGTGGAACACCACGATGGGCGGCGGCTTTACGGCAGCGGGTGTTGGTGGTGGTATCACCGGGAAGGGCGCGCACATCCTTGGGGTCGACGACCCGATCAAAAATCAACAGGAAGCTGACTCCATCGTCACGCGCGACTCGCTATGGGACTGGTACTGGTCCACGGCGTACTCCCGGTTGGCCCCCGGCGGCGGCGTGCTCCTGATCCAGACCTGCTGGTCCGATGATGACCTCGCCGGTCGCCTGCAGCAGCGGATGTATGACGCCGCGCACGACCCGGAGGCGCACGAGGGCATCGACAACTTCACCGTGATTAAGTACCCCGCCGAAGCGCTGGAGTGGGAGTACCACAACAAGATCACCGACGTGATCGATCGGTTTGATCACCCCCTCGATCCCAGCCACGTAGAACTACGCACCGCGCAGCGCGAGAAAAGTATCTCCGTACCCAACGTGATTGATGATACGTACACCCTCCTGCGGATGCCCGGCGAGGCGCTGCACCCCGAGCGGTTCACGGAGTCGATGATCCGGCGGCTCAAGGCCAACCAGCCGCCGCGCGTGTGGTCCGCGCTGTACCAGCAGAACCCGGTGCCGGACGAGGGTATCTATTTCAAGGATGAGTACTTCAAGTACGAGCCGACACCTCCGAGCCACCACAAGCGCAAGGTGTATCAGGCGTGGGACTTCGCCATCGGCGAGAAGACGCAGAACGACTGGACGGTGGGCGTGACCCTCGTGCAGGACGAGGATGACTACTTACACACAGTCGAATTAGTTCGGTTCAAAGGCGACAGCTTCACGATCGTCGAGGAGATACTTGATTCGGCGGCACGCTGGGGCTCCGACCGCACCGCGCCGCTCAGCATGGGCTTCGAAGACGGGCAGATATGGCGCGCGATCAAGCCACTGCTCACCAAGCGGATGCGCGAGCGGCGCATGTACCCGAGCTACGAGGTGTTGAAGCCGTTGACCGACAAAATGGCGCGGGCGCGCCCGCTGCAGGGCCGCATGCAGCAGGGTCGCGTGTACTTCCCCTTGAATGCGTCGTGGCTGCCACTGGCGAAGAAGGAATTGCTCCGCTTCCCTGCTGGCGCGCACGATGATATTGTGGACGCACTTGCGTGGGCGGTGACGCTCGCTATTGGGTCTGCGCCGCCAAGAGGTGCCGCACCACCCAAAATCAAAAGTTGGAAAGACAAGCTCACGGCGTTTGGTGTGGGCGAGACCAGCCACATGGGAGCTTAATATGACCAAGAAAAACCTGACTGCTGAAGTGACCGTACGCGTACTGGGTAAGGAGCTGACCAAGGCGGAGGCGGAGGAGCTATACGCCGCGCTCGGTAGCGCGCTGGGGAAAAGCCCGTTCACGTTTGTACCGGGCGTCCCGTACTACCGGCCGATGTGGAATGCGGATTTGATTGGTACACAGGTGCGCAGCCCCAGCGACGCGGCTGACCCGTACAGGATAAATTACGCTGCGACCAACACTAGCGCGATGGTCGAGAAAATCATTAATTAGGGGTACGACGCAATGCCGATCAACTCAGAAGTCGCGCTCGACCAGTGGCTGCGCTACCAGTTCATACGAGACAACGGCCACGCCGACTTCGTACGCAAAGCGGACGTCTGCAACAACTTCTTTGCCGGACAGCAGTGGAACCCCAACGATCTGGCGTTGCTACAGGCGCAGAAGCGCCCGGCGCTGACGATCAACAAGATTCTCAGCACCATATCCAACGTTCTCGGCGAACAGATCGAGCAGCGCAGCGATATTTCCTTCCAGCCACGCAGCGGCGCGCCCGTTGAAACCGCCACCACGCTGACGAAGGTGTTCCGGCAGATTTCGGACGCCAACCAGCTGGAGTGGCTGCGCTCGGATATGTTCTGCGACGGGATCATCTCCAGCCGGGGCTTTCTGGACGTGCGGCTCGACTTCACCGACAGCATGACCGGGGAAGTGCGCATAACGCGGATGAACCCGAAGAACGTGTTGATCGACCCGGACGCCGAGGACTACGACCCCGACACGTGGAACGACGTCATGGCCACGAAGTGGGTGACGTGGCAGGACATCGAGATGCTGTACGGCAGCGCCGACGCCGAAGTCCTGAAAAATCGCGGCGACAGCTTCTTCGCCTACGGGTACGACTCCATCGAGCGCGACCGCGATCGTTTCGGGTCGATGTACAACAACGGATACTATGCGGGGCCGTGGGACCAGAGCGCGGTGACGAGGAATATCCGCGTCATCGAGCGTCAGTGCAAGAAATTGACGCGGTTGAAGCACTTCGTCGACGTCAAAACCGGTGATATGCGCCCCATTCCCGACACGTGGGACAAGCAGAAGATCGCCATGGTCGCCCAGCAGTACGGGCTCGGCCAGACCACCAAGCTGGTCAAACGTATCTACTGGACGGTCACCGCCGACAACGTGGAGCTGCACAGCGCGTGGTCGCCCTACAAATATTTCACGCTCGTACCCTACTTCCCCTATTTCCGGCATGGCCGCACCATCGGGCTGGTGGAGAACCTGCTCGGTCCGCAGGAGTACCTGAACAAGGTTACGTCCCAAGAGCTGCACGTCATCAACACCACGGCGAACAGCGGGTGGATTGTGCAGACCGGCAAGCTGCTCAACATGTCCATCGAGGAGTTGGAGCAGCGCGGCGCGGAGACCGGGCTGGTCGCCGAGGTGGAGGGTCCGGCAGGCGAAGCGCTGACGAAAATTGCTCCGAACCAGACCCCGCAGGGGCTGGACCGGTTCAGCTACAAGGCTGAGGAGTACATCAAATCCATCTCCGGCGTGTCGGATTACCAGACCGGCAACGCGCGCGAGGACGTGTCAGCCAAGGCGGTTGCCCTGAACCAGAACCGTGGGGCGATGAACAACGCCAAACCAATGGATTCCATGCACCGCACAGATTACATTCTGGCGCGGAACATTCTGGCGATCGTGCAGGAGTACTACTCCGAGCCGCGCATCATGAACATCGTGTCCAACCGGATCACCGGTGACCAAGAAGAACTTAAAGTGAACCAGCCCGACCCGGCCACCGGGACGATCACCAACGACCTGACCATCGGCGAATACGACGTGGTGGTGTCCAGCACGCCCACTCGCGAGACGCTGGAGGACAGCCAGTTTGAGCAGGCTATCTCCCTGCGGGAGCTGGGCATACAGCTGCCCGACGAGGTGTTGATCGAGAACAGCCGCCTGAACAAGCGCGCCGACATCATCAAGACCATGCGCGCGGAGTCCGAGTCGACCGAGGCGCAGTACGCAGCGCAGCTCGCGAAACTGCAGGCTGAGATGGAGCTGGCCAAGATCAAGGCCGATTCGGCCCGGATTGAAGCCGACGCGCTGCTGAAAAAGGCCAAGGCCGCCGAAGTCCAGCAGAAAACACAGCAGGATGCGCAGGGCGACCCCACCGCGCAGATCGAGGCGCAGGCCAAGATGCAGCAGTCGGCACAGGACCTGCGCATCAGCGCCCTCGAAGCGCAGCAGGCTGCGGCGCAGCGCGAGGACGAAATGCGGCTGACGATGCAGGAGCTGGAACAGAAGCTGCTCGCGGCTGAGCAGTTGCATGACCAGAAGATGCGGCACAAAGATGAAGAACATGCTGTTGCAATGAAAGTCAAAAAAGAGCAAGCTGCAGCAAAGCCAAAACCCACTAAGGAGAAAGCAAAATGAGTGACCCCGCCGAGAATGTAGACCGTGGCGACGAACTGGAGCCCATTGTCGAAGAGGTGGTAGAGCCCGCAGAACTCACAGAAGAGGAGCAGCTCGAACTGCCCGGACTGGAGGCCGAAGCGGAGCCGGAGGAAGTTGAAGCCAAGGGCGTCCTGATCCCGAAAGAGCGTTTTGACGCCGCAGTACAGCGCGAGCGGTCGGAGAAGGAGCGCGTCGCCGCGCAACTGGCTGAGTTGCAGAAGCGCGAGGCAGACCGGGCGGTGTCGGCGGACATGCAGCAGGCGGCGGCCAAGATCAAGGTCATGATTAAGGACCACACGCAGCTGTTGGCTGACGGCGAGCTGGATAAAGCCTCTGAGCTGATGGGTGATATCCTCCAGCTCCAGAGCGACATGGCCGATCGACGATCGCAGGCCTATGCCGATCAGGGTCGGTCGCAGGCCAAGAGCGAGATTCAGTACGACGGGGTTGTAGCCCAATTGGAGATGGAATATCCGGAAATTAACCCGGACGATGTTGAAAATTTCGACCGCGAGGCGGTGCGCAAGGTGCAGGCCTACATGACAGGCCTGATGCAGACCGAAAACTTGACAGCCAGCAAGGCGCTCAAGGAGGCAGTCACCACCATATTGGGGGCCAAGCGCGCGGCGGAAGATCAGAGCGACGACGCTAAACGGCGCGCAGCGGAGGAGTTGGGTATGCGCCGCAAAGAGGCGGCGGTCACCAAAAACCTCGCCGCGCAGGGCAAGCAGCCCGCCAACCTCAAGGATGTGGGCAAGGACCACGACAAAGAGGGTGGTCCGCTCGACGCGTCAGCTGTGATGAAGCTGAGTCAGGAGGAATTTAACAAGCTCCCCGAAGATAAACTGGCGCAGATGCGTGGTGATTATATCGGGTAGTTTCCTTTTCAAATTTTTTGGATTATAGTCAAGACAACTCGCGCTGGGGCCATGCGATATTGGCCCCCGATTCAACCACGTTAAGGCTGTTTTATTCGCAGGTGGCAGCGATACGCCATAAACAGGTAAGACAACTTTCTTATTAACGTGACCCGTGGAGGGTAGCCAACATGGCATTAACTAATTTCGGCCTGCTCACATCTGAGCAGAAAACAATCTGGAGTATGGACCTGTGGAAGCAGGCCCGTAACTACTCCTTCGTCAACCAATTCCTCGGCAAAGACTCCAACTCGATCATCCAGCACATCACTGAGCTGAAGAAGTCAGAGAAGGGTGCTCGCGCCGTTATCACCCTGCTGGCCGACCTCGAAGGGGACGGTATCGCTGGTGACCGCACGCTGGAAGGCAACGAAGAGGCAATGAAGTCCTACGATCAAGTGATTCGTCTGGACCAGCTGCGTCACGCCAACCGGCACGAAGGTCGTATGGCCGATCAGAAGTCTATCGTCGAGTTTCGTAACAACTCTCGCGACGTGCTGGCTTACTGGCTGGCTGATCGCGTCGACCAGCTTGCGTTCCTGACGATGGCAGGTATGACCTACAACAACGCCAACTCTGGCGGGCAGCGCGTAGGTTCCGACCTGACCTATCTGGAGTTCAACGCGGACATCGTCGCACCGTCCTCCAAGCGCGTTGGCTACTGGAACTACAACGGCGGTACCAACCCCGTTTTCGTCCCCGGTGGCGCATCCAGCTCCGTTGCTGCAGAAGACACCCCCCGTTGGGAGCTGTTCGTGCAGCTGAAAGCCTATGCCAAGGACAACTACATCCGTGGTGTGAAGGAGAAAGGTGGTGAGGAAACTTATCATTGCTTCCTGTCTCCACAGGCGATGGCCAAGCTGAAGTTGGACAACACCTACATGCTGAACCTGCGTCATGCGCAGCCGCGCGGTGATAGTAACCAGTTGTTCACTGGCAGCTCAGTGAAGATCGATGGTATCTATTTCCACGAGTTCCGTCATGTACCCAACACCCGTCTTGCCCCCGGTGGTAGCAAGTATGGTGGTGGTTCAATCGACGGCTGTCAGATTCTGTTCTGTGGTGCTCAGGCACTCGGTATGGCTGACATCGGCGCGCCGGAATGGAACGAGAAGGGCTTTGATTACGACAACCAGCAGGGCATTTCCACTGGAAAAATCCTCGGTTTCAAGAAGCCTCAATTCTACACGCAATACTCAGGCGGCACCGTGGAAGATCACGGCGTTATCTCCTGCTACGTTGCACAGTAAGGAGTAAAGTACTATGGCACGTTTAACAACTGCACGTTCTGCTCAGACTGTTCTGAGCGCGTTCTTCGCGTTTAAACACGACGATACGATGGTTTCCACCGCTGGTGGTGCCGCCGTAGACTTCGGTTCGTCCAACACGTCCGCCACGACTGTCGTAGCGATTCCCCTGCCGCCGAATTCTATGGTGGTGGGTGGGGCCGTCACCCGGCAGGAGGCGTTCGATGCTGCAACCTACAACGTCACTGTCGGTGACTCTTCCAGTGCCGCTCGGTACCTTGGAAGCACTGATGTGAAGGCGACGGGTTCCACAGCGTTGGTACCTACCGGGTTCCTCAACACAACTGGCCTGAACATCGAACTGACGTTCACCGCCGCTGATGCTTGTACGACTGGCGAAGCAGTGGTTCGAGTCGACTACATCGTGTTGAATCGTTCGACGGAAGTACAAATCGCTTAAAAGCGATAACTGAAGGAGGGGCCTCACGGCCCCTTTTTTCTCACACACTAGGAGCTATTTATGCCGTTATTTACCCTGCATCGCAATTACGTTCTACGCACTACCAAAGGACACTCAATTGCGTTCGAAAAAGGCAAGCCTACGCACGTACCGCCTATTTGCATAGAGGACGCCGTTGCTATCGGCGCAATCCCCGTGGACGCGGCTGTCAATGTGTTGGGCGATGAAAAACCGGAAGTGACACCACTCACACCAGATCAACGGAAGGCGGCTATATTTGCGGCCTTCGATACCATGTCTGCTCGCGAAGAGCGGATAGACTTTACTGCCAGCGGCGTGCCCAATGCCAAGCGCATACCCGCGCTGGTCGGTTTTGAAATCACCCCATCAGAGCGTGATACGTACTGGCTGGAATACCGGGCCAAGCAGCAAGAAGCCAAAGACCAAGCAGAGCTTGACGCCAGTATGGGGGCTGTTGCCTGATGGAATCGCAAGACCTCTTGTGCGTGTTTCGCGAAGACGTCGCTGACGAGGCGGTACCGTACCTATGGTCGAACGCGGAAATCTACCGGTACATGAACGATGCCTACTTCATGTTCGTCCGCCTCACGGGCGGTATACCCGATGGCTCCAGCTCCGTGACCACGCTGCTTGCGGCCGCAGCCACCGCCACTACCCCGATCGACAAGAGTATCTTGCGGATTCGTACCGCGCGCAACGTGACGGACAACAATTGCCCGATTAGAGTCATCAATATCCAAGACGTCGATTCGATGACATCGGACGATTACGGTGTTGTCCGCTATGGCGCTGACGCCACGCTCCCCGGCCCCGTACGGTACCTGATTTCCGGAGAAGAGGAAGGGTACGTCCGGTGGGCGCAACTCCCCGTCGTGGATACTACGATCCATATTGTTGTCGAGCGGTTGCCGCGCTTTACCATTACGCGGGACAGGCAGAGGTTGGACGGCGTTCGTGAGGAGCACCACTACCATCTCCTGAAGTGGATGCGGCATTTGGCGTATCGCAAGCAGGACGCGGATACATTTGATTTGGCTAAGTCTGACCAAGAACGCGATGATTTTGTTGCGTACTGCGCACTGGCCACAAAAGAGAAAGGAATACGTAAACACAAGGTTCGAGTAGTAGCGTACGGGGGGTTGTAATGGCTAGGCCGATGGATACTGTGTACGACGTCGCGTCGGGGAAAAATACCGCGAGGCGTGTAGCCGCTGCAGAGCAGATGGCCGTGAACCCCAACCCAAAAAAGAAAGTTGCCGCACCACCGGTTGCCAGCACCTCCGTAATCAAACCCAAACAAAAATTTGTCGACGCCCGCCAACGCGCGATCGACGCTGCCGCCGCCGCAGACCGCGCGGCCATCATCGAACGTAACAGAAAGCTCAGTCTCCGCAGTAAATAGTGATATACCTGTTTTCAGTATACAGATCGTACATATCCATGTACGCTAAACAGGCGTGCAGGGGTTTTAATGCCTTGCCTTTGTGCGCATCCTAAGTGTCTTTTTGGGGGGTACCCAGTACCCCCCTTTTTTAAAAGGATTTTTTGATGTCTGCGCCGAAAATGACCCCGCAGGAAATCTCTGAAACAGAGATACGTATTATCCGTTGGGGGGAGAAGGTGCTTACTCCCCTGCTTATTGCTGGTGTTATCGGCGTCGCCGGATTTTTGATAACTGTGAACAAAACTGTTGCCCAACTGGAGGACGGGCAGCAAGCCTATGTTTCCAATAACACAGAACTGAAAGTCTATCTGTCCCGTTTGGAAGGCAAAATAGAAGAGCAAGCCCACGCGCGGCAGAAAATCGAGATTGCCGTGGAGCGAGTCGTGGCGAATCAAGAGGGGTTGCGCGAGCAGGTGACAGACTTGAAAGAGCAGAATATCGAGATAATCAAGATTTTAAGGGGCGGCTCATAATGTTCGAAGTACTCGGCGGTATATGGCAAGACGTGAAAGTGCGCTTGGCCGCAGCGTCGCCGCAGCTCAACCCCTACATC